GCCGAGGCTACCAGGCTATACAATATATTGTACCACTATATGTGGGATATACAAGTATTAAAGTTCAGTTAATCCTGTAACTCTACGACCTGTTCTTGTAGCACCTGTTGTTGGTGCAAACTCTGATGCTTCTTGTTCTTCTAATCTAGCAATAATTTCCATCTCTTCTTGACTTTGAAATACTAATGCTTCACTAAGTTGTTCTAATCCTATTTGTTGTTCTTGTGCAATACCTCTTTGTGCCTGTAATTCTTGTAACCTGGGTAACTGTGCTTCAGCGACAGAGAACAATCTTCTTGCTTCTTCTTGTGTTAAACCTGCTTCTTGTAATCTTTTGGCTTCAGAGGTTGTTATTTCAAAACCTGCTCGTTTTGCTTCTCCACCAATTTGTGCAGTTGTAATCCTTCCTTGCACTATAGCTTCACCTACTGTAGGATCTAAAGCTCCAGCTAATATAGACCTAGCATCTAAAGTGACTCCAAAGTTAGTTTCGTAAAACTCTTGTACTTGTGGTATATTTTCTTCTATACCTTGATATACCGAACCTACTCTTTGTGCAAACTCGGAAGCTGATACATCTCCTTCTATAAGACCTGTTATTTTATCAGCCATAAATGTAAGAGAAGCTGATCTATCAATACCATACTCTTGCAAAGTACCTATGTAACTTTCTTTTAATGCGTTGTAAGTTACTTCATCATATCTAACTTGTCCTGTAGGAGTTTTGTTACCAGGAAATATATTTGTATATTCTGGGTCTTTACGAACCTCTGATATAATTTGTGTTTCTGGTTTACCTATTTGATAATACTGTGTCCACAAATTTAAAAACTCTACAGGTAAACCTGGAAATCTTGCTTCTGCTAATGCTACAAAATCTGCCATTATGTGTTTGCTCCTAAGTTTCTTCTTACTGTGCCTTGTCCAATAGATTGTTCTAAACTATTTAAAGCATCATTAACAACTTTATCATTTCCTTGTTCTAATCCTACTTTAGTTAAAACTTCATTAGCATAGGTAACATTATTATTTTTTACTATGTCTTGAAAATATGTTTGACTTTCATCAGGTACTTCACCCCAAGCATTTTCTACAATGTTTTTCCAAGGTTGTGAAATATCCTCATAGGTTAATTCAGGATTTGTATACGCATCAAACAAAGCAACTCTCTGTTGTTTAAGCATTGTTTGTAATTGTTGAAAAGCATCTGCTTCTCCTGATCTGAGTCTTGATCCCCAATTAGCTACCCAAGTACTATTGTAGTTACCTGCTACAGGTCCTAACCACTTTAAGGCTTCTTGTCTTACAGTATCTTCATACTGCATTTGTCTATCTATTTGGTCATACCCACTAGCTTCAACTACATTAAAAAATGCTTCATCTCTTTCTCCTGCTGCAAATGGATCAGCAAACAACCTTAGTTGTTCTGTTGTTTTTGATTCTGACCATTCACCAGTAACTGCTTTCTGTGATATATAATCAACTAATCCAGGTGGCACATCTCTCAACATTCCTGTTTCAGGGTCAAATCCTCCAGCTATACCTAAAGAAAGTAAATTGTTTTTAACATTTCTTCTTGTGTTTTCGTATGCTTGTTTTGCATCTAGTGGTAAGTTATTAAATCCTCTACCTAGTGATAGCTCATACCAATCTCTTTGTTCTTCTGTGGTTTCTTGAAACCATTTGAGCTGTCTGTATTCACCTGGTGTTGGATCTCTTCCCTCTAGTGCAACTTCTGCTGATAGAGCTAAACCATCTGCTGTTGCTAACCAAGGAGATATTGCAACATTATCATTTATTCTTTCTACAAACTGTAAGAAAGGATTGCCTTCTATACCTTCTAGTTCAACAGTTGTACCTGCGACTATTGCACCACCAGTGTTTAAATCTTCTTTAGTTAAGAAACTGTTAGCTCCTTTAAAAGCAGAAGCATCTGTTAATAAACCTGACTTAACGAAATCGTTGTTTGGTACTTGGTACATCATATAGATTGAGCCTGTGTAAAGACTTCCATCTCCACCTGGAACTAAATATCCTAGGTAATAATCTCCATCTACATCAAATACTTTTGCACCTGTTGGTATATTATTGAATACTGTATCTTGATTTGATCCAGGTTGTCCGACAAACTGTCCACCACCTGTACCAAGACTTTGTGAACCTGAACTACTTTCACCAACTACTTTACCTACTGATGAATAATCTTTAGTATCGTAACCTGTATTACCTATTCCTACTACACTTTCTCTTTGATCCATAGGGGTAGAAGCATCTTCACCACCATAATCACCAGGATAATCAGCAGTTAAAGGTTCTGATTTAGTTGCATTTTTGTAACCTTCTCTACCTGGTATTAAACCTGCAATAAGTCTGTCATACTCTGACATTTCCTCGCCAGGTCTTTTAAAGGTATTAGCTGTTGTCCGAGCACCATTAGGTCCATAAACAACAACTTGTGTTTCTCCTATTGTTTCTTCTTCATTATCAACAACTACAGGAATATTAGTAGTAGAACTATCGTTATCAGAAGGAGTAGTTGAAGATGTTGTCCAATTACTTTTTTGATACAAATGTAAATCTGATTGTAATATCTGTACAGATTTTCCATCTTTATATACAGTTATTTTAGATTCATCTGTACCTGTTGTACCTGTTGTAGCTGTACTTGTTGCACCATCAACACTACCTATTGGTGTTATTGGTTGTGTGCTTAAAATTGCATCAATAGCATCTTGTTCTTTTTTTAGTTTTTGATATTCTTCTATATTTATATCATCTCTAGCTATTGCTGCATCTGCTTCATCAGCAGAATCAAATCCCATTTGTTGCCACCAAGGAACTGATTGTCCAGCAATAATACTATTTACAATATCTCTTGACCATTCAGGATTTTTTCCTAGTAATGAATTTATTTGCGTTTCGTTTAGTCTTTTTACACCTGTATATTTAGCTAAATCTTCAAGAGATTTTATAGAATCTTTTTCTTTTTTAGTTAATGGTGGTAATACTTCTGCTGCTTCTACAGGTTCTTTTTCAGCAAATGATGTACTAGATAAATCTTTATTAGGTGGCTCTGTTGTTTTAGCTTCTTCAACATTAGCTTCTTCTGCTTTTTCATTATGTGTTTCTTTGTCAATAATTTCTCTACCATAGCTTGTATATCTAACACCTTTGTTATCTCCTTCTCCAGGAGCTTTGTCATAAAGATAAGTAGCTTCTGCATCAGATAAATTAGGATCAGGATTTCTAGTTCCATAAGTACCTTGTTGTCCAAGTAAGTTATATGCCATTATCTATTCATCCCTAACTCTCTAGCTGAATAAGGATTTTTTTCACTAGCCATACTTACATTAATAGTTGACTCACCCTTTGCTTTAGCATTATCTATAGCTGTTCTAACATTACTTGCTTGTCGTGCTTGATCTCCACCAACTGCTATTTGCTGTCTTTGTCCACCTGCTGTGTTCTGTGACAAAGCATCAATCATACTTATAGCAACATTACTGTTAGCAATTTGAGGTTGTTGAACTCTAATACTTGGGTCTTGTGCAGTATATCTAGTAGCTAAAGGCATACCTTTATTTTTTAATTCTTTATTCATATTGGTCATTACATCATCGACATATCCACCAACATCTTTACCTAAAACATCTTTATAACTCATTATATCTACAAGATTTTTTGCATCTTCAGGAAGTAGTCTAGGGTTTAAATCAGTATTTCTTTTTACTATATCAGCGTTACCAGGTCCAGCAAACCAAGCTATTGCTACTAAATCCCAAGATTTATATTTGTTGTAGTATTGTGTAAATTTATATCTAGCTGTTTTATCTTGTGCTTCTTTATCTTTCCAGTTAGGTGCTGGTTGATTTTTGCTCAATCCATATGCTTCTCTTGACCAGTTTTCCCAATTATCTTCTACTATTTGATAAGCTCCCAAAGCTCTTCCGTATCTAGTTACAGGACCAATAGCGTTATAGTCACCACTGCTTTCCTGCATTTTTATTGTTTCCATAAATGTATCTAATTGTTCTAATGCCATAGTATTACCCTGGAGCACCACTAATAAGGTTAAGAATAGTTTGGTTAGTTCTTTGTATATCGTCTTGCCCTCTTAGTCTTTCTGTTTCAAATTGTGTTGCATCTTTAAAGGCTTGCTGAAATCTTGCAGCTGGATCAATCTGTGTAATTCCTTCTTCTAGTATAGTTTCTTGTATATCTTCTATGCCGTGATTACTATAATTAACAAGTTCTTCTACTGTTTGAAATTCAGGTTCTTCTATTAAACCAGCAACTCTTTGTTGATTTGCTGTTTGTTTTTGTATTATTGCACTGTATTGATCTAGTAAATTTTGTTTTTCATATTCTTTTGGTTCCCTACCTAATGATTGTGCAAACATACTATCAATAAGATTAGCTGTACCTGTATAATCTGGAGGTAAAAATATATCTTCTGCTGTAGGTATTTCTGGTAATTGATTATCAACATACCATTTCATTGATGATACCCAATCAGGATTACCTATTTGATTTGCTCTACCCAGTACTACTTTCATTGCATCTGCACTTGCATCATCCCATTCTCCAATAAGAAAAGAACCTCGTTCTAGTAAACCTGCATTCACTAAATCTGTTTGTATAGTTGCTTTTACTTCAGGACTTAACCCTGCAAAGTTAGAGTATTGTTCACCCTGTGTATAAAATACATATTCTCCATCATCATCTTTTTCTGCTATATCTCTACCAGTAGGAGTTGTATAGTAAGTAGGAACATCACCTAAGAAACTAACAAAGGTTTGCCCTTGTGTTCCTGTATCTTGTGGATAGTTTTGTATCTGTGGTTGACCTGATCCCTGTGATATTCTGGATAGTTCATCAACTGTCATAACACCATTAAGTAACAAAGCAGCTTCTGCTATTGCTGCTTCTACTGTTGGTTGTTCTTGAAGTATTTGTAAAGCATTAGCATCTAATACACTTCTGCTTAATCCTTGACTGTTTATTTTATAATTAACTTGTTCTATTAATAAATTTATAAATTCGTTTACTGTCATACTACTCTCCACTTATATTATAGCTTGGTTTTTCATCTCGTTCCTCATCTAATAATTCTTGTTTGAAATACGAGTTCCAAATATACTGGAAGTCAGGATGTTGACTTACAATATATTCAGCTGTATCTCTAAGATACCACCGAAGATTGCTTAATGCTCTTGCAGTTTTAAAAGAAGATTTTGTAAAACCTAGTGCTTCTCCTTGTGCAATAGCTTGTTCTCTAGCCTCTATATATAGCATAAGTCCTTTACCTGCTTCTGTAGTTTTAAGAAACTCATTGTTTTGCCATTTATAAAATTCATCTATAACTTGATCTCTTGATGCTTTTATAGGAGTACCTACTAAAGGATTTCCCCAACCAGGATATCTTTCTTTAAGATCCATTCTTTTCTTTTCTTTTAGTAATCTAGCTTGTTCGCTACTGTTGCGATATAAAGGTTTTTGTCCTACTTCTGCTGGTGTAAATCCATCAGTAGTATTCATAAATTTTTCCCAAGCTAAAGCACCAAGTAATTGATTCTTAGCAATACCCCATTGTTCTGGTGTTCTAGGTACTCTATCTTCTCTTTCAAGTGATGTTAAATAACTTGCATAATCAAACTCACCAGTTGGATCATCTGGATTTGCATAGTAAGCAGTGTATTTATATTGTTCGTACAAATCTTTATTATCTCTAAAGAACTTAGAACCTTCTACAGTAACTGGTGTTCTTCTCACCGAAGTTGTTTTAGCAACTGTCAATGTTATAGGGTTCACACCATAGGTATCAATAAAATGTTCTATTGTTTTTAAATCGTTACCATTTGCAACATTATCTCTATATTCTCTATATTCCTCAACTAATGCAGAAAAGAACATAAACTGTCTACCTTCTTCTGTTTGTACAGCAAGTTCAAATCTAGGTGTGATACCTGAAGGACCTATAAATTGAGCAGCACTTCTAATTAAAGTCATTCCTTTTGCATACTCTTTAGCTTTTTCTAGTCCATCCTCCATACCTTGTGGTGTACTATCATCAATTTTTCCTGAATATAACATAGCCTTATATACTTCTATAGTTGTATTTCCATATACTCTTTGAAAATCAAATACATCAGCATCTATAGCTTGTAATAATTTTTGTGCATAACTAGGAATAGCAGCCTTAAATGTACTCTTTAACAAACTATCAATTTTAGAAAAAGAATCATCTTCAGGAGTAGCAGGTTGAAAATCTCCAAATATAAACCCTCTCATAAAATCAAAACTTGGAGTGCTTGGTATTAATGCAGCAGCAGGTATCTGAACAATAGGACCAAATCCTGGTAACAATGTTGCTGATACTATGTTAAGACCACTGGCAAAACCTGACGCAGTAACTCTAACATTATCATCTGAAGTCATATTCATATAGTTTTGCATTACTCCATTCCAACCAGGAAAAGCAAACATCTCTTCACCTGTTGTTGGATCTTCAAAGAAAAAACCACTATCTGTTCCAGGTGGCATAAATGGATTATCTTGTCTGCCTGATACAACAAGTTGTTCTAATCTTCTTACTGGTGCAGGATTAGCTTTAAGCAACCTTGTCCAGGTAGTTACAATTTCTTTATACGCTTCACCAAAGGGAAATGCAAATCTAAGAGCATTTACTATACGAGTATTAGAACCCAAATCATACAACAGTTCCTTAGTTCTTGTTAAAGCATCTGCTTTTGCTATATCATCTATATTTCTAAAAGCATTTTCTATACCATCATCTATTGTGTACATTGCTCTATCTACACTAGGTTGTACTTTCTTCATCTTTGCTATATAGTTTTCTCCAACATTAGCTTTTTCTGCTTGTTTTATTATGTGTTGTTTAATTCCATCATCACCAACTGCAATTAAATCTGTTACTTTGTTCCAATACGCTTGTTTAAATACTGGAGCTCTTGACAATTTATTTGTTGGCATTGACATAAAATAAAAATACATTGAATCGACTGCTTGATTTAATTTTGCATTTTCATATGTTGGGTTAAGACTACTAAGGCTTACTCCTCCATTTAGTTCTTCAGCTAAATCATCTTTGTATTTATTAAAAAACTTTTCTATATTAGCTAATTCTTCATCTCTAGTTCCACCTCGTAGTTTTACTTCCTGTCCAGATTTTGTAGTAAACTTTCCTGCTGCTAAATCATCAAGTATTGACTGTGTGTTAGCTCGTAAAGTTATGTTTGTTAAGACTCTATTAGATGAATCTACTTGACCACCAGCAAGTTGTACTGCTCTAGCATATGCTAAATCAACAATGTCATCTGCTAATTCTTTATTGTTAAAAGCATTAGCCCATTCGCTTTCAGGAAATCTATTTATAAATTGTACTAAGTCAGATTCTTTATTAGGTGTACCATCAGCTTTTAATCTATCAGCCCAAAATCTTTTCTTGTATGATTCAGGACCTTCTTTAATTGCATTCATAGCTAAATCATCACCAAGAATTTTACTTATATTCCATTGCATAGACTTTAAGTAAAGAGCTTTAGGTCCATCTTTTCTTACTGTTGTAAAAAAAGTAGCAAGTCCTGGGTTGTTTTTTGTTAGCCCTGGTATTCCGTTGTGTATTCCAGATAGTGCATCAAAGAATGTTTCTCTTAACAACTGTGTTCCACTAACACTTTCTAATCCATCTTCTAATTTTTCTACTTTTTTAAGAAACTCATCTGCCTGATCTATAGTCATTTTTCCTGTAGCAAATTGTCTAAACTCTTTATTTAATTGTGGGAATTTTTCTAGCAACAAGTTTGCTTCTGCTTTAGCATTTCTTCCTGTCATATAGGCAATCCAAGTTTGTGGGTTTATTGGTGTGTCATATCCTGCTGCCCACATTCTTATTTGTTCTTCACCTATAACACGAATTGTCCAAGCTGGTCTAATCAATACTAAAGGTTTCCATACTTTGGAGATATACTTATCTAGCAATAAAGGAAAACCTTTAAAGTCAGTTGCTTTTCTAAAATCATCTAAAGATTTATTTTTTAATAATCTTTTTTGTATTCTTGAAGTAACTTTAATAATATCTTTTGGCGAATATAAAGGAATAGAGTTTTGTATCATTTCTGTTTGTAATCTATATGCTGGTATATTTACTTCACCACCCTCAACTAATGCTTTAAGTGCTGGACCATAATCAAGTTTTGATCCATCAGTTGCTATTCCATATCTTGTCATACCATCAAATTCTTTTTTAAATATATTACCAATGTGTTCCAATACATCATCAGTCAAGTTATCATCAAAATCTTTAACTAAGTTTTTTTTCCAAGATTCACCCATTTCACTTAATAGTTTAAAATACATATCTATTCTGTTTTTTTGTAAAGATTGTGTTAAATCAACTTCTTGTGCAATCTTAACTATATCTTTAGGTGTTTCTCTTAATACAATATCTTTAGGTCTAATAACCCATCCAACTTTTCTAAGTTCTGGTAAAACATCTACAAGTTTTCCCAAGTCATCATAATTAGCTACTCCAAAAAAAGCTCTCAAAATATTATTAAGTTGTTCTTTTGTTAAATCAGAATCTTTTAATAATTTTTGTATTTCTTTTCTAGTGTTAACATCATATGCAGCTTCTCTTTCTGCTTGTGTCAATACTTTCTTTGGAGCAGGTAAGCCTAATAATTTTTTTGGAGCAGGTAATTCTCCTGCTATTTGTTTTACAACATCATCAACAGCACCTAAACCATATTCTATTTCTAATGCTTTTTTTATAAACTTTCCTCTTTCTACAGTATCTAATCCCATCTGTTTCATCATCAACTGCAAGTTTTGAATAGCAGCACCTGCATTTTTTAAATCAAGTTGTGGTTTGTGTAATTTTTCAGAAAGTGTTGCTGCATAAGGTAATTTCATTTTAATTATTGGTGCATAACCACCAGCTTTTAAAAGTTCATCTGCTTGTCCTATAGGTGCATCAAAATTACCTATAACTTTTTTCTTCATATAATTTTTTAGTTTTCTATTAGATATAGGTAGTTCTCTAGCGTGTTTAATAGAACGACTTGTATTTAAATATCCAGTGCTAAGTGCATCTAATAATTTATTATTTATTAATGCTTCATCTGTCAATTTAATTAAGTCATTAATTAATTCTGGTTGATCATAGATTTTTAATAAATCCATAAGAACATCTGGATTACCACCAGCATCTTCTATATTATCACTGGAAGCAATCATTTTTTTTAAAGCTCTATATGGTTCTGTTTCTAATACTTCTTCTATAGAATTGTTGCCTGTTCTTCTTGGAGATTTAGCAATAGCTGTTCTTCTTATTGAATTTGTAATACCTCCAGCTTTTTTTAAATTTTCAAGTCTTGCTGTTCTGTCTGCAACTGTTCTGTACTTCGCCATATTTCCAGCTCTAAGAACTTGTCCTGCTGCTTGTGCTCCTCTAAATACAGGATCAGCATATAAAGTAACTGCTGCATCAGTTATACCTGTTAACCAACTATAAGTTTTGGAACCAGGTTCTACTATCCCAGCAGCTGCTAAAGGTTCTGCTAGTAATCTACCTGGAGTAACAAACGCATCTTCTTGATTTTTTTTAAATTTAGCTGCCGTTTCTCCTCGGAACTGTACACCTGTTTTTGCTTTTTCTTGTGCAATATTTGTTATTGGTGCTCCAACTATTTTTTCGGAAAGACTTAATGCCTGTTCTGGCTGTACACCCATTCCAATTAACTTTTGATATTCAGGAGTATCTACCATATTTTGACTGTTAGGTATTATTCCTGTACCAATGTTTACTGGTCTACCTTCTTTAATTTCCCTAAGTGCAAGAGTAAATGCAGTATCACCTACTTGTTGTCTTATTTCTGGAAACTCTTTAAATGTTTCTGATAATGCTTGTGAACTAGATATACCTTTATTTTTTTTATCTTTATATCTTTGTCCTATTGCTACAGGAAACCTACCAAGTATTTGATCTACATAATCTAATCCTGCATCAAAAGCTAAAAAAGCTCCCCTTGCAACTCCTTTAGCACTTTTTTTAAATGCGTTCCAGGGACCTGCCTGTTCTTTTACAATACTCTGTGCAAATCGTTCTAGTGTTCTTGGGTCTATATCATCAAAATCTATACCTGCAACAGCAGCAGTAACAGGAACATTAGCAGGTAGATAATTAGCATTAGCAGCATTTTTAATTGCTAATTCTGCTGTTTGTTCGTTTACTTGTTCTCGTAAAGAATCAAATCTTGCTTCTCTTGCTTTAAGAGTTTCTAGGCTTTCTTTTTCTTTAAAAGGGTTTTCTGGATATGTATAACTCATAATACATTATCCAATGTCTTGCCTGTTCATCATTTGCAAAAATATAGGATCAGGGTAAACATTGTATAATACCCTTAACATCATATCAGGATCTTCTTCTATAGCTTGTTGTGGTGAGTACCCAGAACCAAAAGGTAATCCTGCTGTTACTGGTTCGTTAGGTCTTTCCGTTGGACCGAAAGCATCTACTTGTGATAAATTTAATTTAGGTTGTAAAGGTTGTTGTTGCAAGTTATTTACTTGTGGCAATCCACCAGTAGCTTGTACTTGTTCTTTTATATCTTGTCCTTCACCATATGTAGTTCCAGCAGTCAAACCAGGGATAATTCCTCTTGTGTTATCTTGTGTATTTATTGCAGCTGGTGGTACATTAGCATTTCTATTAGTTATTTTTTTAGGTCTGACCATCTTCATCCTTTTCTTCTTCTTCAAAAAATTGAAACGCTGAACTTATAACCATATAGCCAAATGGAAATACTAAAGGTGGAAGTTGGTCAATGTACATTTTGCCTCGTGGCTTAAATACATCTTCTTCTAAAATAATGTCATCACCAAGCTCATCAACATCTACTAAACAAAAATCTACAATCTCTTCAAATTTTTTATTAATTGACATTATCCACCTAACCCACCAAGTAGTTGAGCTATGCCTGGTGGAGGACCTTGTGGTGGCAAGGCACCTCCTCCAAGCAATTCTTGTTCAGCTGTTGGTATCTCTGGCTCTTCTGCTGTAAAGAACTTATCTAAGATATTTTGCATATCATCAGGATTCTTTCTTATCTGCACAACAGCCATAGTTGCCTTTGGGTCGCCCTGTTGGGCTTGTGCTAACAATGTATCAAACAATACACTGTCTGCTTTTTCTTTTGTAATTCTATCGTTAACTCTAACAAGGTTATCTAAACCATCTAGGTTTTCTTGTAGTGTTTGTCTGTCAATAATACCAGCTTGTAGTAACTGTAAACCAGTAACAATTTTCTGTGGTTCATCATAACCAGCCATAGCTCCATAGACTCTTCGTGTCTTAAAGCTATTTGCTATATCTTTTGTTGGTTCATATGTTTCAGAGTAGAAAGTATTATCCATATATCCAGATAGTGGTTTAGTAGAGCCACCATACATTTTCTGATCCCACTCTAATCGTTTAGCATCAATCATCTCTATAGCATCAGACATAACTGTGTGATACTCTCTAATCATAAGTGACATAGATGCACCTAACTCTTCAAGTCCTCTACCAGTAGCAAAACTAAGTGGTGACTGTGAATCATCAGATACAGGGTAAGAACCACCAACACGAAGTTGTCGTTCTATTCTATCTATCTGTTGGAAAATCTGATAAGGAACATTAGATGCTGGTTTAGAAACTTGTGTACCTGGAGCTAGATAGTTAACAGCGAATCTACCTTTACGATATTGTCCTGATTCTATCTCTCCAGAAATGTTTGTTTCTGTAAACACGGCATCTTCCATTGCTATTATTGACATCACATTAATCTTTGCCATAGAAGCCATAAGTCCTATGATCTGGTCATACTGTCCTTGCAATCTGTCAAAAGCAAATTTCTTTGCAATAACAAATGCAGGTCCACTATCAAGTGGGTTTGGTATGAAGTCAAGAATAGTTGCAGAGGTCATATGGAAAATGTATGTACCTTCTTCATTGTAATACTCTGCTATTAAGTCGCCCTCACCATTTGAGTTTGCCCAAGAGCCGTTATAAGAATCTGTGTATGCAGAAGCATAAGCATTACCAACACCTAGAGTGTTTATTTGATAAGGGTCTTTAGACATAATCTTGTCTGAAAACTTTGGATATACTTTTGCCAAAGATTCTTTAGGTACTCTACGAACAATAGCCATTTCTTTTGGTTGTTGGTCTGCACCAAAATAACCTGGGAAACAGTTGTATGGATCACGAAGTTCTGCACAAGGATATGGTGTTCCGTTAGCATCTTTTTTTTCTCTAATTACCCATACAGCAAAACCATAACCTGGTAGCCATCTACCAACTTGTGGCATTTGTAAATCTAATTTTTGTACCTCATCATAGGCATTAACAATCCTGCCAATCTTTTCAGCTTTCATTCTTGCTCTGTCAGAATCTTTACCATTAGGTACATCAACTTTTAAGTTAGGAATACGACCAATCTTTTGTGACAAGTGTTCTAGTCCAGACATCATAAGGTTTGGTACAGGTACTTGCCAATCTTGGAAACCTTTAAGGTTATCTCCAAGCAATGCCTGAATACCATCTGGTCCACCATTCATAATGGCACGAATACGACCACGAGTAGAGTATGCACTCTGGTTGTCAAAGTGTAATTGTGTTACTTGATATTGTATTTCTTCAGGTGTCATTCTAACTCCAAGGCGTTTCGTTCATATCAGTTATATCCCATTCTCCAAAACTTGGTTCATAATCTAATCCTACTTCAGCCAATCTTTCTTTTTGCATTCTTCTTATAACTTTCATTGGAAACCAAGAAGCCATAACAACATCTGACTTATTATTTCTACCTGATTGCTTACTAGCACCAGTAGAAAAATAAATTAGTTGCCTACGATATATATTACTCTTTGTTTCGCTTTCTGCACTACCATAAGGCAAACTTATTAATTGTTCCTTAAATAATTCTCTCATACTTCCAACGCCAAAGATAGGGTCAAATTTATTTTTTTGTGTCTGATGTCCTTCTAAGTAGATACCTACTCGTGAACAGTAATCTTTTAAATCTTTGTCCTGTCGTATCGCTCTTTGAAAACCATTCTCTTCAATAACCCAGTGTGAAAGTCCATACATTTCGTGCCATTTCTTTATGGTTTGTTTAGCTTGTATGACACCACCACCTTCTTGGTTTTCTATATCAACCATATAAAGTTTTCCTGAATCAGAATCTATAGCCCATAAGAAACAAGCCTGATAACCTGTAGAAGCTGGGTCAAGTCCTGCTATCAAATGTGTTCCAGCAGGTACCTGCCCTACAACTCTATTTACATCTCTACAAACATCTATCTCTTCTACATCAAACATTGTTATACCATCTACAAATGCTTTGTTAAGATACACCATCTCAAAGATAGCTTTACCACCTGTGGTTTCAGCTGCGTGTAATCTTGACAATAACCATTTGTAACTACGCTTTCCTGCCCATAACATACAGTCAGTATGTAACTCAATTTCGTTTTCTGGCAGTACACACTCTGTACTATGTGCCTCTTCTACAATTGTGGTCATCTCTGGGTTTTCTAAAAGAAAGTTATATAAATCTTCAGGATGCTGTCTTGATCCAATCACAACAATAGCTGTGTGTTCCTCTTTACGACTAGATAGTGTTGTAGTCCACCATTGCCTAGTCTGCTCTCTAGCACTAGGTTGTACAGTTGTTCCGTGGTCCTCAATGTCATCTGCAATAATTAAGTCACAGTCACGAGAGAGAATCTTACCACCTTTACCAACAGCAACCATAGTAGGTGATTTAATACCAGTAACTGTTCTTGTAGCAGTAGTAAACTGTCCAGATGTCCAAGACTTACCTGATCTATTCTTAGGTTTAAAGGTAGCTCCTGGTCCACAGAAATCCTCTATAAGTTTTTCATTATGTTCTAAGTGGTCAACTACAGCACCTACAGCATTCTTTGCTATCTCTTCGTTACCACCAACCCACATAATTCTGACATTAGGATTTTTACATATCTGCCATATAGCAAAGTGTGTTAACAAGTCAGTTTTGCCGTGTCGTGGTGGGCTAAGGATCATCTGTTCTCCACCAGTATCAATAGCATCTAAGATAGATTGAATCCAGCGTTGATGAAAGTCTGCTGTTTCATACTTATCTCCTGTTTCTGTTTGGAAATACCTATCTCTAAAATCTTCAAATTTCTGTAGTGAATCAATAGCTTCTTTTGGCGTTGACCAATCTTCTCGTTGTTCTGCATTAGTTTTATCTATGCGATAAGCATTGTGCATTTTGTTGACTATATCTTTAGCTACGCCTATAAGTCGTGCTACATCAGATTGTGTAATTGTTTTCTGCTCTACTAGACTTGCATAATTTTCTACATAGTCTTTGTAGTGTTCACCACGATTTAATGTTGTTTCGTTTATATCTAGTTTATTAATAGCTTCTAGTCGTTCACGCTCTTTAGCTCGTTTGTATTTAGCTCTATTAGAACATTGAGTAGAACAGTAACGACTGTTACCATTCTTAATAGTAAATTTTTTCTCACAACCTGTATTGCTACATTGTTTGCGTTCAGCCATTATTTATTTTTTATTCTTAGGAAGTTTTTTTATCTTTCCATTTTCTGTTCTAGCAAACCTATGTGTTTTTGTTTCTCTACTAGGGATCAAGGTGCCACTATATCTTTTGCCACCCCACATCCAACTTACTTTAGCCATTCTCTCTCCTCACCAAGCTCTACACGACCAATATCGTGCAGTTGTTTTATCCTTAGCTGTGCTGCATTTGTGTCTAGCACGAAACGAAGCACGAGCTTCAGGATT